ATATCATTTTTATAAATCTGGCAATCTAGAAGAATATATTCCAGCAGCATGCAATTATTTAAAATATGATAAAAACAGAAATAGTAATAATTATAAAGATCTGATAAAGGATCTTATCATGATTCATCAACATGAACAGACATTAAACCAGCAACAGAAGCTTTTAATCAAACAAACTTTAGATAGTATAGAGAAGTGAGATATGAAGAAAAATTTTAAAGTAGATAAGACAGTTTTAAGTTATATCTATGCTAAAAATTTTTGGCAAGAGGGTGATGCTGACAAATTTAAAACAGTTATATCAAATTTGAAATTTGTACCAAAGCAATACGGTCATGAGATAGATGATTTTAATATGACCGATCCTGAACTTGATATGGTGTTTAGTGAAATGCTGGGTGATTGGATTGAGATGAAAGAAAAACAATCGGGAATTTTCAGAATTCCGTATCCAGGAATTCATTTTGAAGATTTCAATAGTTTAAATGAGTGGAGATTTATTGTTGCGCTAGAAGATAATCAATTTACTATTTTTAATCACAAATCTGGCGTACAAGATGCTAGACAGGGACACAACTTTGATTATAAAAATACTTTAGAATGGACTATAGATTCTATAGTAAGTATCAAGAAAAATGATTGTTTATTTTATAGACCATGGGTTTTTCATAGTCTAGAACCAAGACCATTATATTACTATAAACTAATGGTCATCGAGGAAGATTGATATAATCTTCTACTGTTATAAATTTCTTATCATAATGTTTACGAGCGCAAGTATAGAACTGATACTTGCGCTTTAGTTTTTCTGGAAACTCAATTTCTTCTACTGTACTGTTATATTTGTCTGCAATAAGATCTGCAACATATTTAAATGAAACTGGATTGGATGTTCCTATATCATAGATGCCAGAAGGTTTGTTGATTAGCATACAATCAATCACATCTTCCACCCATACAAAGTCTCTAATACAATTTTCTGAATCTTTAAACACTTTGATAGATTTGTTTTCTAACGCTTGTTTAGTAAACTGATGAACAGGGGAAGCTTGTTTACCTTTATGATCCTCACCTTCTCCATAAACATTAAAAAATCTTACACCAACAATGTTGTTAAAATCTTTATAATTAGATTCAACCCATATGTCAATATTAGCTTTTGATATTGAATAATGATTTAGTGGGTTATAAGCGTACGTATAGCTATTACCATATACAGAAGCTGAAGAAGCGTATACGATAGGAATATTGTATATTTTAGCACGATTAAATAGCTCCATTGTATAGTTAACATTGTATTCATGAAGCAGATCAAAATCTGTACATGTCGTATCACTTATACCACCTATGTGATATATTTTTTCTACCTTGGCCCAATCAGTTAGAAACAAAGAAGAAAAGCAATCTTCATATCCAACTAAAATCAGATCTTCTGGTTTAAATCTCTTTACAAGATTGCTACCAATAAACCCTTTATATCCTGTTATCAATATCATCAAAAAAACTTTCAGCGTTTAGTGCTTTATCGTCTATCCACACATCATATGATGGTTTATTAAAAAGCAATTGTGTATACTTTACATTCCATTCAGATAGTTGTCGTTTAGTAAGTTCAGACCAATCTTTACCTGAATTGCCACCTCTTGCAGTCCAATATACAATTGAATGACCTTTATCATACATCTCATTGAGAAATTTTATTCTATTTACAAACGGTACTGCTTGTTCATACTTACTATCAGTTAACGAACAAATTGTACCATCTATATCAACGAGATATTTCATTCTGACTATCTCCTGGTAAAACTCTATAACTGTCATGACTATCATCTGAGGTAGATACTTCAAATATAATAGAATTATCTTCTAATGCTTCCAATTGATGTGGGAATCCTCTCTCATTTACCCATCTATCACCTGTATAAAGATGAATGTATGATAGTGATGCATCTTCTGGATTAATTAAATAAAGTTTAAATGAACCTTGATTTACATACCATGTCTCATGTTTGTTTAAATGATAATGCATCGAACCCTTGCCACCTGTCTTATCAAAAACTAACAGTTTACCGCAATACATGTCATTATCTGCAAATACGATTTCTTTTCCCCAGCCTTTTTTTATAATATTAACCATTTAATTTCCTCAACACTCTTGATGTAGAATAACCCTCTACATAAGGTATAATAACCACGTCAGTGATATCATTGCCCACTACTGTATCTACCGTATAATCACCACCTTTAGTAATGATATCAGGTTGTATTTGTTTTATTAATTCGTATGGTGTATCTTCATCAAATATTATTACCTCATCAACACAGTCTAATGATTCTAAAACAGCTTTTCTATCTTGCTGGTTATTGATTGGTCTATCATCTCCCTTCAACTTCTTTACAGAAGTATCCGAATTTAAACCAACAATAAGTTTATCACCTAGTTGTTTTGACTGTTTAAGATATTCAACATGTCCTTTATGTAAAATATCAAAGCAACCATTTGTAAAGATAGTATATGCTTTCTTTATATCCTCAGGCTGTAAAACATATGTACCAAATTTAGTAACTGATATACTTGCAAGCTTCACAGCTTTCCTTACAGCTTGCTCAACATCGATACCTCTACTTAAGAAATGTGTGAGCACAGCAATAAAGATATCACCAGCACCGGTAACATCTGATACTTGGTGTTGATCTGCTTCTATGTTTATTATTCTACCTGGTGATATAATTTGTGCACCTTTTGAACCTAAGGTAACAACCAAAGAACCAATTTTATTCTTATAAAGAATATCATCATAATTACTATAACCTAAACAATATTGTTTTAGCTCTTTTTCGTTTAGTTTAACAATATCTGCATTCCTATAGTTTTCGATAGATTTCTTAGGATCTACTATCACTACACAATCTTTAGATTTACAGTAGTCAATTACATCTTGACTTTTATGTAAAAATCCTTTATTATAATCAGATAGAATAACATACTTAACATCACTTAAATTATAATCAGGTTTAAAATTGTTAGCAACATACTGCTCATCGTCCATTCTAAACAATATGTGATTGTTTGTTACATATCGATATTTTATAGAATTATATGAACCATATGTGACAACATCTGAACCTAATGATTGAAGATTGGATACAACATTACCAGCTCCACCAGATCTTGTCTGTTGGTCTAGTTTGTTAAAAATAGGAATAGGAGATTCTGGCGAGATTCTGCTTACCTCACCAAAAACATAAATATCGGTAATGAAATCACCAATTACACAAATTTTCATAACAACCTCACTATATAATATTATATAGTATTGTTTAAAATATTACAACTTAGGAGTATACAGAATGAGTCATTTTGCACATATTGATCAAAACAATATTGTAACTCAAGTAATTGTAGCAGAACAAGATTTTATCAATTCTGGAGCTGTTGGTGATCCAGCAGAATGGGTACAAACAAGCTATAATACATATGCTGGTCAACATAAAAATGGCGGAACACCGCTTCGTAAGAATTATGCAGGGATTGGTTATTCTTATGATGCAGGACGTGATGCCTTCATTCCCCCAAAGCCATTTAATAGCTGGACTTTAGATGAAGATACATGTCTTTGGAATGCTCCAACACCTATGCCTACAGATGGTAAGGTGTACAATTGGAACGAAGATACACTATCTTGGGATGAAATAGTGATTCCTCAGTGATCATAAATATACTAGAAAACCTAGTATAGGATAAAAAATGGCCACCAAAATTTACGTTTCCCAGATTGATACTGCTAATACTACCGGAGGTCAAGCTCCGGTAGGTGCTTTGATACTTGTTGGATCTAGCGGTCCATATTGGTCAAATGCATCTATTTCAGAACTTCTTGGTATCAATCTTAATGAGATTGTAGGATACACAGGTTCCGTAGGATATCAGGGATCTGAAGGTGTTGGGGGGTATACTGGATCTGTTGGATTCCAGGGATCTGTAGGTGGTGATGGTCCACAAGGTGCTGTTGGCTATCAAGGTTCAGTTGGTGCAGGTGGTCCAGGTTATGATGGATCGGTTGGATATCAAGGATCTGAAGGTTATCAAGGTTCAGAAGGTGCTGTTGGATATTCTGGATCGATAGGTGATCAAGGTCCAGTTGGTCCAGCTGGTTATCTTGGTTCTGTTGGATATCAAGGTTCAGTTGGCTTTCAAGGATCGTCTGGTGGTCCCGGAACAACTGCATTTGTTGAGTTGACAGACGTACCACAAAGCTATTCTGGTAAGGCAGGAAACTTTGTAAGAGTTAATGCTACTGCTAACGGTTTGTTCTTTGACTCAAACACCTATACTACTAATACTATTGGTACAGACGTTAACTTTAGTAGCAATACTATATTAAATCCTACTCTTAAAAATTATAGTGAAACAGTAAAAGCAACAGGCAATTCTACATCTACTGTATCAGTAGATATTAGAGATGGCAACATCAATACTATAACTTTAAACTCAGCTATTGTACAAATAATAATGAGTACTGCAGGGTTGGTTAATGGTCGCCTTTATAGCATAACACTTATGCTTAAGCAAGATGCTTCAGGATCAAGAACTGTAGATTGGTCCAATCAAACCATTTACTGGCCTGCAGGTGAAGGTATTTACTCGCCTAATGGTCCTACGCTTTCAACTCAAGCAAATTACACTGACTTTATAACACTAATGACAACCAATGCTGGAGCATCTTGGTATGGAGTAATATCTGCTAAAGGCTTCCCAACTTCATAATGGAATGAAAAATGCCAATATCAAAAGCAGGTTTACTAAGAACTGATGGTATAAGTTCTGCACCAAAAGAAGAAGCTTACATACCACTTTATTCTGTTCTTTTTTATTACGGAAAAGAAAATGAGTTTACCGGTGGTACATTAAACTTTGATAATTATAGAAACTATCAAGAAATATATTATCCAAATATAATAATTTACAATGCTGATGGAACACCTTCATTATTAAAATGTGATCCTTTAATAACTTGCATTGATGCTGATGCTAATTGGAATTCAAATACTGGTGTTTGCTTTGCTCCAACAACAAATCTTCCTAATACAGGGGCAACATTATTTGAGTCTCATACTCATAGTCCAACAACACTAGTAAGAACAAATGTCTATAATATACTTGGAGCTAATCCTGGCGAGACACCAGGAACAATAAGCTATATTGAACAAAAAGGTTCGTATACACATAACCACACTTCTAACAATATTGCATTAGGGTTAAGAAACGTACAGTATGGTAGATATGATGGTTTTGCTAACAGTGTTGCTGGTATAAATGCAATAGCAGTTAAACCTATATTAAGAGATCCTCAGCTAGTAACAAATCTCAATGAAGTCTACAACGAAAAGAAGCTAACTTATATTCCCAAGAATGTAATTGTGTTTGGTAATGATTTACCAACCAATTCATATTCAAGAAGTGATAGTTTCCATAGCAATTCTGCAACTGGATTTGTGCTTCCTCTTATTGCCAAGAATGATGATGTAGGAGCTCTTCATACACCAAATACTTTATCGTTTAGTATAACATCAAGTACAGTTTTAAATCACAATCATAACCCATATCCACTATCTCAGAAAAGAAGATCTAAAAAGGTGGGTCAAACTGGTTATATTTTAAACGAGGCTGGTGTTCATAATCATGCAGTAACATATACATCGAATGTTGAGATAAGATCTAAGATTCTTAAAGCATGGGTAACCACACAAAATAGTACACCTATTGCTAATGGTGTTATTATTGGATATTCTATAGGATTAAATACTCTTTATCAAGGAATTTATTCTAACTCAGAAGTTCTTCCAATTAATTGGCATTTTTGTGATGGTAATAATGGTACACCTGATCTAAGAGGTTATTTCATTTACGCCAACTTTGATGCAGCTAATACTTGTCACGATACTGTACTTTACAGCTCAAATACAATGACTATTAATTCTATATCAATGGCTGCTAATGGTAACCATTCTCATTTAGGTCCTTTAACAGGAGTACAATCTGGAGCAGGGACGCCAGTTGATGCAGGAAGTCATAGTTTTGAAGATATTTTAAATCACACTCATGCAATATCAACTGCAAACACATTTAAATATAATGCAACTGATACTGAGGAAGTTACTAATATAAAAGCAGGGCAATCATACACATATGTTCCTCCTCGTGTTCAGCTTGCTTTTATAATGTATAATGAAAATATAGTATAAGGAGAATATAATGATTACTGAAGAACAAATTAAACACGGATATCCAAGCTCAGATTCAGATGTTGTATCAGCTCTAGTTTCTAGTTTAGATACACTTTCAGAAAAATATGAAATTAATTCTGCACTTCGTCTTTCACACTTTCTTGCACAGACTGCTCACGAGTCAGGTGGATTTAGAGTTATTGAGGAAAACTTAAACTATTCAGCTGATGGTCTTTCAAAAATCTTCCCAAAGTATTTTAGAGATAAAGATCCAAACGATTATGCAAGACAGCCAGAGAAGATTGCAAACGTAGTTTATTCTTCACGTATGGGAAATGGTGATGAAGCTTCTGGTGATGGTTATAAGTTTCGTGGTCGTGGTCTGATACAATTAACAGGCCGTTCGAACTACACATCACTTGCTGGTGATATGGGAGTTGATGTTGATCAAGTAGTTGAATATCTTGGAACACCAGAAGGTGCAGTTGAATCCGCAGCTTGGTTCTGGCATAAGAATGGTCTTAACAAATTAGCTGATGCTGACGATGTTACTGCTGTGACAAAAAGAATCAATGGTGGTACTATTGGTCTTGATGATCGTAAGAAGCACACTGAAGAGTTTAAACAAATACTTGGTGCTTAATGGCATTAATTGCTAGACTTGGAGATGGCAGCAGTCATGGTGGATCTATTATCACTTGCTCTGCTGTCACAAAGACTGAAGGTGTACTAACAGCTAGGGTAGGAGATTTACACTCCTGCCCTATTCCTGGTCATGGTATAACACCAATTGTAAATGGATCAGGAAATTTTAAAACAGAAGGAAAAGTTACTTCTGTATATGGAAGCAAGACTGGTTGTGGTGCTATAATATACGGAGCAGCATCCGTGTCCAATGCTCCGTTAGAATCTCCTTCTAATTCAGGAAGATTTGGTGGACCTTTAGTATTAGGGGGACCAAGTATTCCTATAAGTCAATCGTTTATACTGGGATAAACTATGGGTGTAACATATTTACAGGGTGATATACTAACTGCAGAAGACCTCAACAATTCGCTTAACGAGGCAGTGAATACGTATGGGTATTTTGTGTTTGGTGGTGATCCTTACACTTGGGAAAATAGACCAATTGGTCCTCCTGGTGAACACGTTCATAACGCTAAGTTAACTGCTAATGGTGTGTTTGTTGTAAACACCAACCCATCCTATTTTTATAGTCAAAGTAATTTTTATAATAACATTAACATATACAGTGGAAACATTGTAGTTAGCAGTGGTAGTCTTAATGTTACTGGAAATATAGTTTCTACTGGTGTAGTATCTGATAGTATTGGTAGTGTTAGAAAGGTTCCTAGAGATTCTTCTAAACCAAATGGATATACAGTACAATCGTCTGATGCTGGTAAATTCATATATGCAACAGGTACTGTTAATATGCCTGGTAATATTTTTAACGTTGGCGATAATGTAACTATTTACAACTCTACAGGTGGTAGTATTACAATTGCTCAATCTGGTGGTGTTATGCTTTTAGCAGGTATAGGTACTTCAGGTAATAGAACGTTAGATACTAAAGGTTTAGCAACTATTCTTTGTGTTGATACTAACACGTACGCTATCACAGGTGCAGGGCTCAACTAATGAGCGGTTATAATATTCTACTAGGTTATGGTGGAGGTGTTAACACCGGTTCCGGCCTGGTAGGTTTCAACGACGATTCACCAGGAACAAATAAAACATTTACACTTCCTCCATTCAACACAATCAAGTTTGAGATGTGGGGGGGAGGTGGAGCTGGTGGTGGTGGCGATCACAACGTTGCTGTAAGTGGTGGTGCAGGAACTCAATCAGATGTATTGTTTCCTACATTATATGGTACCTCAGTGGTTAGTAGTAGTGAAACGATTAATTGGAATATTATAGCTGGTGGTGGTGCTGGTGGTGGGGCATATCAACAAAGACCTGGTGCAGGTGGTGGCGGTGGTGGTGGTTTTGGTGAAGGTTACGCAACTATAAATGGTTCTACTCAATTAACAATTGTTATAGGAGCAGGTGGTGCACCGAGTACTGTTCCTGGTGTTAATGGAGGTACTGGTAGAGGTAGTGACAGTTATATAACATTTAATGGAAATACTGAAAGAGCTTATGGTGGCGGTAGTGGTGGATTTACTACCGGCAGAAACGGATACTCTAATGCTGGTGAAAGTGGAGGATCGGGAGGTGGTTCTGCTTGGACAGCTAATCCTGGTGCTTCTACAAAAGGAACTGGAGTTTATTCAACGTTTTATGGTAATGCTGGTGGTATGGGATATCTTGATAACAATGGAGGTGGCGGTGGCGGTGGTGCTGATTTAGAAGGATATCCAAGCTATGGTGGTGTAGGTGGTACGGGTGGTTTTGGTAAAAGAGCGTTAGATAGTAGAGCTTATGGTGCTGGTGGTGGTGGGGGTAGTGGTAATGGCACTTCAGAGGTCGGAGCAGGTCCCGATTATGCGGGTAATGGTGGAGGAATGAATTCTTTATCAGGAAGGAATGCTCAGCCTTCTTCAGGAGGAGGTGGAGGAGGTGCTGGAGGTCCTGGTGGTGATGGAAGTGGTTTTGTTGCTTACGGCGGAAGTGGAGGTTCTGGTATAGTTATATTAAGAATGCCTTCAGGTAGTTATGATGGAAATCCACAAGGAGCTTCAAGTGTTCTAAGTTTACCTGGTTATAAAATTTTAGTATTTAAAACATCTACAGTTTATACATTACCTAATTTTACAAATACTATAACTGTTCCTTATAACAATGTTTCCATTGTTGCTGGAGGAGGGGGTGGAGGTACTGGTGGTAACAACAATGGTACTAAAACAGGAACTGGAGGGGGTGGTGGATCAACTTCTGGGTCACTTCCAGTAGGTACACTTCAATTGGTTAATGGTAAATCTGGTACTAATGCTGTTGATGGTTCTCCAGGTTATGGTGGTGAAGCAGGTAATGCACCAGGTACTGCAGGTAATCCTGGAAGCACAGGAGGTGCTGGTGGAGCTCCGGGTGGTGGTGGCGGTGGTGGTGGTTATGATAATGGTGCAGCTCCTGGTGGTGGTAAAAAATCTGGTGGTGGATCAGTAAAAGACTCTGCAGGTGGCGGCGGTGGAGGCGGTGGTGGATATGCATCAGTTTCATTTGTCAAAGGTCAAATACCTCAAAGAGCTACTATAACTTATTCAGTTGGTGATAGAGGGATTGCGGGACCAGCTGAATATCCTGGTGGATCTGGTGCCAGAGGCAAATTTAAGATAACCTGGACATAAATCATAAATATCTAAAAAGGATATTTTCATGGCTACACTAACTACTAGAACTGAATTTAAGGAATATTGCCTTAGAAAACTAGGCAAACCTGTTATTGAAATTAACGTTGATGATGATCAAGTTGAAGATCGCATTGATGAAGCATTAAAATACTACTGGGATTACCACTTTGATGGTACTGAAAAAGTATATTATAAACACCAGTTTACATCAGAAGATATAACCAACAAATATATCACTCTACCTCAAAATATTATAGGTGCGGTCAATATCTTTGATCTTGGTGATTACATTGCAACTAACAATATTTTCAACATCAGATATCAAATTGCTCTCAACGATCTTTACACTTTGACATATCAGTCAATGGTTCCGTATTATATGGCATTTCAACAACTACAATTGCTTGAGCAGCTTCTTGTTGGAAAACAACCAATTAGATACAATAGAAATACTAACAAACTTTATATTGATGTTAATTGGGATAAAGTTACAGCAGGATATTATCTTGTAGTTGAAGCTTATCAGATTGTAGATCCAGCAACATTTACAGATGTATGGAATGATCGATGGTTACAAAGATATGCATCAGCGTTGATAAAGAAGCAATGGGGTTCAAATTTAACTAAGTTTATTGGAATGCAGCTTCCTGGTGGTGTTCAGTATAATGGTGAAAAGATATACAATGACGCTCATGAAGAAATAGAAAAGCTAGAAAGTGAAATGATTAACAGCTACAGCTTACCAGTTTCAGACATGATTGGATAATTTATGGCAACCTCATTATACTTTAACAATTTTTCTTCTTCTGGTGAACAAAGACTAATAGAAGATTTGGTAATAGAATCTATCAAGATATATGGTGTAGACAACTACTATGTACCAAGAAAGATTGTTAATTACAACAATACGTTTAGAGAACAGAACTTTACTGAATATGGTACAGCTGTATCTGTAGAAATGTATGTTCGTAACGTAGATGGATTTGATGGTGAGGGTGAATTCCTATCTGCATTTGGTGTAGAAGTAAGAGAACAAATAACATTTTCTATGGCATTAAGAACATTTGAAACAGAAGTTGGTGCTGTTCTTAACAGAGATAGACCACTTGAAGGTGATCTCATATTCTTCCCATTTACTAAAGCTCTTTATGCAATCAAGTTTGTTAATAAGAAGCCAGTATTCTATCAAATGGGATCACTCCAATTTTATGATGTTGTTTGCGAATTGTTTGAATATTCTAACGAGGTGTTTAATACTGGTGTTGATCTAATCGATCAAACATATAATGCATTCCTGACAACCACAGAACCATATTATGTTCAAACAGAAACTGGTTTAACAATTACTGATGAAAATGGTGATCCATTTGTTAGAGAAGAATATAATATTGATACATTGGATACAACATCACAAAACCAATTGTTTGAAACTGAAGGTTTGAATTTCTTAGATTTTACAGAAAGAGATCCATTTAGTGAATTTGAAAGGAGAGCCTAATGATTGGTGGTACATCCTTTTATAACACCCTATTTAAAAAATATGTTACAATATTTGGAACTCTTTTTAATAATATAAAAATTGAAAGACGAAATGATGCTGGAGTTTTAGAGCAGAACTTTAAGGTTCCTATTGCATACGGTCCTCGTGAAAAATTCTTGGCTCGTATTCAAGATAACCCAGATGCTATTGCATTAACTTCAATTAAACTTCCTAGAATGGCATTTCAAATTTCAAATATTCAATATGCTCCTTCTAGAAAATTACAAACTATTAACAAGGTTGCATCTAAAAAGGACATAAATGGAGTAAACGTTTACAGCAAAGTATACAATCCAGTACCTTATGATATTGGTTTTACATTACAAATACTATCAAAAACTATGGAAGATGGTCTAAGAATTGTAGAACAGATTCTTCCTTACTTTACACCAGAATGGACTGTAAGTGCAAAACTATTAGGAACAGAGTTTGATAACGTTACTGATATTCCTCTAGTTTTAGATGAAGTACAAATTCAAGATCAATACGAAGATAACTTTCTTGCAAGAAAAGTACTAACATTTACATTAAACTTCACAATGAAATGTTACTTCTATGGTCCAGTTACAGAAAGTAAAATTATTAAACTTGCAACTGTTAATGTTTATCCTGATACAACTGCAAATAGCATGCTTGTAACTACCACCGTAAGACCAGGATTGACTGTAGATGGGGAACCAACTTCTAATGCAGATCTTTCTGTTGCACTATCACTAATTGATGAAGATGATAATTATGGATTTATTATTGACATAGTGGATAAAAATAATGCCTAAAGATATGATTTCACAAACTCTTGGTATTGAACCATTGGAGACTACAAATAAAATAACTCAAGTTTTACCTGCATTAAAAGCACAAAAAAACGATGATTATGAATATGCTCGTCAAAATCTATATGATATCATAGAAAAAGGTCAAAATGCACTTGAAGATATTATAGATATTGCTAAGCAATCTGAATCTGCACGTGCGTTTGAAGTAGCGACTAATCTTATAAAGACAATGGCAGAGGCAAACAAGGATCTGTTGAACTTAGCGAAAGCTAAAAAAGATTTAGAAAAAGATGACAGCGTTCCAGATAAACAAGTTACAAACAATAATCTTGTTGTTACCTCTGCCGACCTTCTTAAAATGATTAAAGATAAAAGCAATGAGTAAAATAATTCTTCTTACTGATGTTTATGAAACAAAAAGAAGAAAAGAAGAAGAACTAAGATTTTACAATGATCAACTTGAGAAATTAAAGACTAAGATGTTTTTTTTACAAAAAGATATTGAAATAACTAATTTGTGTATTGAGCTCATAGAAAAAGAAAAAGTTGTTGAAATTAAAAGAGTAGTAGGAAATGAGCGAGATATATCTAGGTAATAAAAACCTAAAAAACAGAGATGTTAAATTACAATATACCAAAGAACAAATTCAAGAGTATATAAAATGCTCTGAGGATATTGAGTACTTTTGTGAAAAATACGTAAAGATTGTTTCTGTCGATAGAGGTTTAATTCCATTCAAACCTTTTGAATATCAAAAGAAAATGTACAATACATTTGAGGCAAATAGATTTACTATTTGTAAGATGCCTCGTCAGGTTGGTAAAACTACTGGTGTTGTAGGATATCTGTTACATAAAGTATTGTTTAATGAAAACTACAATATTGCAGTGCTAGCTAACAAAGAGCGCCAAGCAAGAGAAATTCTGTCACGTATACAGCTTGCATATGAATGGCTGCCCAAATGGTTACAGCAAGGAATAGTAGAATGGAACAAAGGTAACATAGAACTTGAAAATGGCTCAAAGATTTTAGCGTCTTCAACATCGTCGTCTGCGGTTCGTGGTCAATCTTATAATCTGGTTTATCTAGATGAGTTTGCATTCGTTCCTCGTAACGTACAAGATGCATTCTTTGCTTCTGTCTTTCCTACAATTTCATCTGGTCAATCTTCTAAACTACTTATCACATCTACTCCAAATGGAATGAATTTATTCTATAAAATTTGGATAGACTCAGAAGAAAATAGAAACAATTATGCTCGTGTAGATGTTCACTGGTCAGATGTTCCTGGTCGTGATGAGAAGTGGAAAGATGAGACTATCAGAAACACTTCTGTTGATCAGTTTAGGCAAGAGTTTGAATGCGAATTTTTAGGATCTACAAACACACTTATTCACCCATCAACTTTAAACAAGCTAACATTTATTTCGCCTCTCAGAATAACTGGTGGTGTTAAGGTTTATAAGGAACCCGTCAAGGATCATATATATTGTATGACTGTTGACGTATCAGAAGGATTGGGACTAGATTCATCAACATTTGTAGTTGTAGATTGTACGTCAGTTCCATATGAGGTAGTTGCAACTTTCAAAGATGCAAATATATCACAATTACTATTTCCAACGCTTATTCACAATGTTGCTAGATATTATAATGATGCGGCTGTGTTAATTGAAATCAACGTTGGCTCTCAAGTTGTTAATATTCTACATCAAGATCTAGAATATGAAAACGTTGTTATGACAAAAGCTACTGGAAGAAAAGGGACAGTTGTGGGAACAGCAGCTGGACAATCCAGATTAGGTATTAAAACTACAAAAATAACCAAAAGAATAGGTTGTGCTAATATAAAATCGATAATAGAAGATAACAAGATTTTTTTAAATGATTACGATATAATTCATGAGCTATCTACATACGTTGTCGATGGGACCTCGTATAATGCTGAAGAAGGTTATCACGATGATTTGGTGATGTGTCTTGTTTTGTTTGCCTGGATGATTCAGCAGAATTATTTCAAGGATGTATCAAATACTGACATCAGACGAAGAATGATAGAAGAACAAGAAGATACATTCACGCCATTTTTAGTTGACGATCATCACCCAGAAGACCTTTCTCCTAAGACTTTAAGCGATCATTCCTTCGAAAGATTTCTTCTAAACTAGGATTTTATAAATAAACATACTGGATATTGAGTTATTTTATTATAAAGGAGAAACCAATGCCATTTCAAGTAAGTCCTGGTGTAAATGTATCAGAGGTTGACCTTACTACAATTGTGCCAGCAGTTACTTCCACAGTAGGAGCAATTGCTGGTGTATTTAGTTGGGGACCTGTTGAGGACCGTGTGCTAATTTCAACTGAAAACGAGTTAGTTAGCACTTTTGGTAAGCCAACATCATCAAATTTCGAAACTTTTTATTCTGCAGCTAATTTTCTAGCGTATGGTAACCAACTATATGTTTCAAGAGCAGCTGGTGCAAGCAACTACAATGCTATTGCAAACACTTCTGGTGGAAGCACTTCCACAACTGTCGTAAAAAATAGAACAGATTTTGATTCTCAAGAATCAACTCTTGCTTCAGGATCAAGCAATTTTGTTGCTAAGTATCCAGGAACAATAGGAAATTCATTAAAGATTTCTGTATGTCCTTCAGCAGATGCTTATTCAAAAACATTCACAGCTAACACAACTAGCAATGTTCAAGTATACATGGCTCTAGGAACTTCTGCACTATCAATCAATTGCACAGGTTCTAGTGCAGGTGACATGGCAAACACAATTTATAGTGGTTTGACTGCAGGCGATTACATCCTTATTGGTAATTCAACAATTGGAACTCAGTATGTAAAAGTATCTTCAGTTTCGTTGACTGTTGCATCTGGAACTAATAGTTCAGTAGATATCACAACAGAGCAAATTCAAAAACTTAAGACAACATTGGATACATCTGCAACTGCTAACACAACATCAGTAACAAGATATTGGGAATTCTTCAATGCTGTTGATGGTGCTCCTGGCACATCAGCATACGTAGCTGATAGAAATGCAAACAACACTATCGGTGACGAACTTCATATTGTAGTTTCTGACGAAGATGGAGTTATATCTGGTGTAACTGGAACAATTCTAGAAGTTTGGAAGAATGTTTCAAGAGCAAGTGATGCTAAGGGTGAACAAGGTGGTTCAATTTTCTACAAAGATGTTCTTAAGAACAATTCAATGTGGGTTTGGCCAGCATCTGATTTCCTAGGAACTGCAACAGCAGCAAGTCTAACTGCTGTTAGTGCAAGTGCAGTAGAAACACAATCATTTGGTGGTGGTGGTTCAGATGATGCTGAATCTTCAATCTCAGTATCTAAAATCATGACAGCTTATGATGTTTTTGCATCTTCTGGTGAAGTTGATATTTCACTAGTTCTTGGTGGTAAGGCTTATGGTGGATCGGGTGAGCAAGTAGCTAACTATATTATCGACAACATTTGCGAAACAAGAAAAGATTGTGTAGCATTTGTATCTCCTCCAAGCACATCAACAGTTAATGTTCCTGGTCAAGAATCATCTAACCTAGTAACATTCCGTAACCTTCTACGTTCAACATCTTATGCAGTACTTGATTCAGGTCATAAGTATCAATATGATAAGTATAATGATGTGTATCGTTGGGTTCCAATGAATGGTGATATTGCTGGTCTTTGTGTTCGTACTGATAACACAAGAGATCCATGGTATTCACCAGCTGGATTCAACCGTGGAAGCATCAAGAATGTTGTTAAGCTAGCTTACAACCCAGATAAGGCTGATAGAGACCTTCTTTATAAGAGTGGAATTAACCCAGTTGTTAACTTCCCAGGTCAGGGTGTTGTTCTCTACGGAGATAAGACACTTCTCAATAAGCCTTCAGCTTTTGATCGTATCAACGTACGTAGATTGTTTATCGTACTTGAAAAGGCAATTGCAAAAGCAGCTCAATCATCATTGTTTGAATTTAACGATGATTTCACAAGAGCAGCTTTCCGTAACCTCGTAGAACCATATCTACGTGATATCCAAGGTCGTCGTGGTATCTACGACTTCAGAGTAGTTTGCGACACAACAAACAACACTCCAGAAGTTATTGACCGCAACGAATTCCGTGGTGATATCTTCGTGAAGCCAGCTCGTTCGATCAACTTCATCCAGCTCAACTTTGTTGCAGTACGCACCGGAGTAGAGTTTGATGAAATCGTAGGCAAGTTCTAAGGGGAGAATGACAAATGGCTTTCAATGTAAATGACATTCGTGCCCAACTTGCGTTTGGCGGTGCACGTCCTAGTTTGTTCCAAGTAATCATCAGCAACCCAGTAAATCCGGTTGCTGATATTAAGCTTCCTTTCCTTTGTAAGACAGCTCAGTTACCAAGTTCACAACTTGGATTAATTGAAGTACCTTACTTTGGCAGAAAGCTTAAGATTGCTGGAGATCGTACTTTTGATCCATGGACAGTTACAATCATTAACGATGAAGACTTCTTGATTCGTAATGCTATGGAGCAATGGAATAACTCAATCCAATTGTATCAACAAAACGTAACCGCATTGGGTTCTGGAGCACCATCACTCTATAAGTCACAAGCAACCGTAACACAATTTGGTAAGGCTGGTGAAGTTCTTAGAGTATATCAATTCAACGGTATATTCCCACAAGCAGTAGGTCCTATTGATCTAGCTTGGAATACTGTTGATGAGATCGAAGAGTTCCAAGTCCAGTTCCAGTATGATACATTCGAAGTATTGAATAGTATCACTGGTAATGCAGGTGGTGCATAATCATTAGAGATAGGGCCGTCATAAATATCTTGACGGCCCTCTTTCTCTAAGGAAAATATAATATGGCAGTACAGCTTTTTGGCTTTGAAATTAAAAGAAAAGATGAGACACCTATAGAATCGTTTGCTCCAAGAGTTAACGATGATGGTGCAGTCGTTGTTGCAGCAGGTGGTGCATATGGCACCTATATTGACCTAGATGGTACTGCAAGAACAGAATCAGAACTAGTTTCCAAATATAGAGAAATATCATTAGAAGCAGACATTGATCGTGCTGTTGATGATATTGTTAATGAAATGATTGACACTGATGCAGATCAGGTTGTCGACATTAATACAGATAAACTAGAGTATTCTGATACAGTTAAAAATAAAATTAGAGAAGAATTTGAAAACATTCTAGACCTTCTTAACTTCCAAAATGAAGCTTATGAAATAGTTAAGAGATGGTATATTGATGGAAGAATGTATTTCCATGTTATTATTGATGAACAAAATCCTCGTCTTGGTATTAGAGAACTACGTTACATTGATCCACGTAAGATCCGTAAAGTAAGAGAAGTAAGAAAAAGACCAAAAGGTAGTGTTACTGTTACTACTAAGCAAAACGAATATTATGTTTACAATGAAAGAAACTTCCTCCCAGCTGGTGGTAATGCTGGACTTCCGCTAGACACTGGTGCTACTCAAGGTGTTAAGATATCTGTAGATTCTATTCTACATTGCACATCAGGTCTTATGGATAAGAATAATTCATTTGTCTATTCTTATCTACAAAAAGCAATTCGTCCACTAAACCAATTGAGAACACTAGAAGATGCTACTGTCATTTATCGTATTTCTCGTGCTCCTGAACGCCGCATCTTCTATATTGATGTCGGTAATCTTCCTAAGATCAAAGCAGAACAATACCTTAGAGAAATGATGGTCAAACATAAGAACCGTCTTGTCTATGATGCTACAACAGGTGAGGTTCGTGATGATCGTAAGTATATGACGATGTTAGAGGATTATTGGCTTCCACGTCGTGAAGGTAATCGTGGTACTGAAATTACTACATTGCCAGCAGGTCAAAACCTTGGTGAAATGGCAGACGTTGAATACTTCCAACAAAAGCTATTTCAATCACTCAATGTTCCTATCTCACGTTTAAAGGGTTCTGAAGCAGGTTTTAATCTAGGTCGTGCTGCAGAAATTACACGTGATGAAGTAAAATTTACTAAGTTTGCTGGCCGTCTTAGAAAAAGATTCTCACAGCTGTTTATGAAGGCACTTGAGAAGCAATTGATCCTTAAAGGAATTGTTTCAGAACAAGATTGGCCAGAAATATCAAATGCTATTAACTTTGATTTTGCTATAGACAATCATTTTGAAGAATTCAAACAAGCTGAAGTTCTTCAGAACAGATTGCAAAATCTAAACAATGTACTTCCATACATTGGAAGATTCTATTCTGATCTTTGGGTACGTAAGAATGTTCTTATGCAGACCGAAGAAGAAATACAACAAATGATGGAAGAAATAGCTGAGGAAGGTAGCGTTCCAGTACCTGAAGATGATGGTAGTGGAGAGCAACCTATACAAGCTAAACCAGGTACAGTTCCTAATATAGACGGAGCTGGAAGGTAATTGACTAGTTTTTATAAATAATTTATGGGATTTTTTGGAGGCTATAATGAGTGATATTGAAGACGTTCTAGTTCATGCATGGAATAAAGATGCTGTTAATTTAGCTCCTGCTTTAGATGCAGTGATGTCATCTAAGGCTGCTGATGCTATTCAGGGGATGTATTCCTCAGTCGCTGCTTCTTTGTTTGGACAAGCCCCAATTGAGCAACAATCAATAGAAGAGTTACCAACAGATCAAACATATGAGGAACCAGTAGATGTCAACTCAGAACAAAATTGAAGAAGTAGCTGAGCCACTCTCAAAGGGTGAAAAAGCTTTTAAGGCTTTACATGCAGTGAATCCAAACAAAAAACTTGTTCCTGGAGTTACAGATCAGGATCATGTGTTTAATGGTATGGCTAAAAAATTAGATGCTCCTACAGCATCTTTAGAAATTTATAAGTCAGAAGATGAATCAGAAGAAAATTACGATAAGACATTAAAGAGAGATTCAAAGGAAGAAAGTTTCTTTGCGTCAGTTCTTGGAAGAGTACTTGGTGAAGCTGGAAAACAAAATTGGGATAAAGCTCACAGAGATGATCGTAATGAGCGTGAAGGTGCTAAGGTTGGAAGAAAAAGCATGAAGCCTTATAGACAACCTGGTGAAGAATCTAAATCAGAAAAAAGAGCTGGCTTAACTTCAATGCCAGGCTACAAAGAAGCTCTTGCTAAGAGAGGTCTCAAAGAAGCAGAAGATATTACTGATGAAGAACTAAATGAAGTTCTTTCTAAGAATGATTCTGCATCAAAGTGGATTCACGACTTTGTACATTCTGATAATCCAAAGTTTAAAGGTAAGTCAACTAAAGAACGTCAGAAGATGGCTTTAGGTGCTTATTATGCTGCACAAAAAGAAGAAGTTGAAATGGATGAAGCATTAGGTACTATGGCAAATATTAAAGCTGCTACAGAGTTTGGTAAGAATAGTGCACAACGTATTGCTTCAATGGTTCGTAGCGAAAAGCAACGCAAAGCAGCAGAAAAGAAAGAAGTTAAAAAAGAAGTTAAAGAAGATGTAGATTATGACTATGAAGGTGAAATGGCAAAGACTGAGCTTCGTGCAATGTGCGACAAAGCTGACAAGCTAGCCAACATGCTTTCAGATGATCAACAACTTGAAGCATGGCTACAATCAAAGATATCAAAAGCTAAAGACTACATCGATGCAGTTTATGACTATATGGTATATCGCGATAAGCCATCAGTAGCTGCTACTCCTGCTATGCCAACTCAATCAGATACAATGGTAGGCACATACGGAACATTTTTAAATAGAATGGGGGAAGAAATGGAACACGTCGACGAAACTTCACTTGCTGCACTTGCTCCTCCAAAAGATAAAGTAACTAAGAAAGACATCTTAGTAGGTCGTGGAGTTCTCAAGCAACATCCTAAAAATCCTGACAAGCATGTTTTAGCTAAAGAAGAAATACAAATTAAAAGTCCAGCTCTTGCAAAGGCATTTAATAAAGTAATATGAACAATAATCAAGTAAGTAAAGACAGTACAAAAAAAATAGATCACGAAGGAATTCGTAGAGGTATTGTACAAACTTATAGGGACCCACATCCCAATGAAAAACATATTACAAAAGCTGCTAAACAAATTAATGATAAAATAAAACACTTTAATAGTTCAAGTAAGGGTAGAGGTATCAAAAATATGCCAGAAGAAAAGCAAACTTTAAGTACTATTAAAGAAGTATCTTCTAAATTGTTAGTTAGAGCAGCAAAATCTGCTTTAGATAAGTCAGAAAATATCAGACAATCTGCAAATCAAAAAGTAAAAGACATGTATAAGATGACTGATTCAGATACTAATACAATAGTCAAAGGTAAAGAAAAAGAAGCAGATAAACTATCTAAAGAAGTTAATGCTGATAGAGATATGTCTGATAAAAAAGCCAAACAAGCTAGATTCTTTGCACGTGCTGCTGCAAGAAGAGCTGTAAAGGAAGAAGCTGTTGATGAGGGTCTAGGTAAGACATTAGCAGCTGGTGCTCTTGCATTGGGAATAGGTGCTGGTGGTGCTGCTGCTGTTACTAAAGCATATCCAGATAAGCCACTTCACTATCAAGTAAAAAAGATTGGTGACAAATACAACGTTTATCATAAGAACAATATTGGTGGTAAAATTCATTTTTCTTCTGATAGCGAAAGTAAGGCTAAAGATTGGATGAAGCAAAACGAACAACTAGAATTAGATGAAGCAAAGCGTGGACGTCCTCCAAAGGTTGGTTCTAAGGCATTCTTAGCTGCTAAATCTAAAGCACAATCTGGTGAAGGCGAAGAGCAAGAAGCTGATAAGAATATCGTAAATCAAATGAGAAAGAAGCCAGTTGGTGATCACCATACACTAACATTCAACAATGGTGAAAAGAAGCAAGTTCATGTTCAGCATGTAAACAAAGCTCTTTCAATGTTTGCCAATACTTCAAAACCAGCAGACAAAGAAAAGCTTCAAAACAGTCTTTCTCATTCACATGATAGATTTATGGCTACAATAAAGTCTGGTAAGCCAGTAGAAGATGCTCCAAGAGCAAAGGTTTCACTTGCTAAGTCTGTAAGAGAAGAAGTAGATCCAACTACTACTCCTGCAGCTAGAGGAGCTATTGTAACCAAAGTTGTTAGAAAACCTGATGGTTCATTACAATTAGTAAAAACTAATGTTGGCAGAAAATTTCAACGTGATGTAGTTGATGCTCATGAAGCAATAACAATATATGATCCTAAAAAAGAGGAAGAAGAAGAGAAGAAAGAAAAACATGAAAAGCACAAAGGCTTTAGCATTGATCTAACTTCAGACAGCAGAAAAAAAATGGCAGCTGATCCACTAGCTTCATCTGAAAAAATAGACCTTCCTCCAACATTAGGAAATGTATCTGCAGGTGGAGAAGATACTACGTATGGAATGGGCAAATTCTCAGTTGCAGAGAATGAAACCCTAAATAATCTATATGTAGATTTATCAGAAGAAAATAAACAAATTTTTAATAATTTAATCCTAACTGATGAAGGTAGAGAAAAACTTCTACAGTTTGCTAGAAATCAAGGGTACTAATAATGTCTGCAGTGTATAAATTTCTTAATACTGAAATTGCTCTAAGCAATTCTGGAAATACTGTTAATTTAGCTAAAATTGTTAGAGTGACAAATGCTAACAATTCTTTAACAGTATGTTCAGTTGCTAATTCTACAGCAACATACGCAAACGTTACGCTTGTACCATATGAAGTAGCTACAATAGAAAAATCTCCAACTGATACTTTGGCTGGTGTAAATCTAAAAGCTGTATCAATTGCTTATAGGAACTAATTAAATGAAACTGATTACTGAAGTCAATGAAGAACTAAATTACATTGCTGAAGAAGGCTCAGAAGGCAAAAAGAACCTTTATATTGAAGGTATCTTTCTTCAAGGTGGTCTTGTAAATCGCAATGGTAGAATGTATGATCCTGATATTCTTAATAAAGAAGTAGAACGCTATACTAACGATGCGATTAACAATAATCGTGCTTATGGTGAATTAGGACATCCATCAGGACCTTCAATCAACCTAGAACGCGTTTGTATGATGATTAAATCATTAAAGCGTGAAGGTAATAACTTCATTGGTAAAGCCAAAATTATGGAAACACCTTATGGACAGATTGTTAAGAATCTAATGTCAGAAGGTGCTAGATTGGGTGTTTCTTCAAGAGGAATGGGATCTCTTAAAGAAGTAAACGGTGTTAACATGGTACAGGATGACTTCTATCTTGCTACCGCAGCAGATATTGTAGCTGATCCTTCCGCTCCTGATGCTTATGTAAATGGCGTTATGGAAGGTGTTGAATGGATCTGGGATAATGGCCTGTTAAAAGCTACACAACCTAAAAAAGCAGAGGAAATTGCAAGAGTTGCTGAACAGCATGTAAAAGAAATCAAACAGACACCGAAAGCTGATTTGGCAGAAGCTAAGATCAGAGTTTTCAAACATTTCCTTTCGAAACTATAAAAAATATAAATAATTTATACAACTTTAAGGAGAAAATGATGAGTAACGAAACTAATCAGATTGACGATCAAGTAGAAGTTAGCGAAGCTGATGCTTCTTCTAACATGGCTACTATCGCAGCAAAGCCTACAGACGTTTCTCGTTCAGACCTTATTTCAAAAATGGTTGCATATGCATCCAAGGCTGATAAGGGTGAACTAGCAAACTTCATTGCAAGTATTGGTTCAGCACCAGCTAACCCAAATGCAACTACACCAGATGAAGCAGCTGCTGCTGTTTCTGCTGCTGCAAATGCAGTAGGTGATAATTCAGAAAAGAACAAAGTCACTATTAAATCATCTGGTAAGCCAGCTGATCCAATGCCACACGTAAAAGAAGATCTTGCTCTTCTTTTTGGTGACTCAGAAGACCTTTCAGAAGACTTCAGAGTTAAGGTAGAATCTCTCTTCGAAGCTGCTGTTTCAACACGTTATAACATTCGTGCAGCAGAACTTGAAGAACAATATGAAGCAACTACTAAAGAACTTAACGAAAAGTATGAAGCTTCACTTATTGAATCTGTAGAAGAAATTAAAAACGAAATGGTTGAGAACATTGACAACTATCTCAACTATGCAGTTGCTGAATGGATTTCAGAAAACAAGCTTGCTATTGAAAACAACATTAAGTCTGAGATTGCTGAGTCATTCATGACAAGTCTCAAGGGCGTTTTCGAGCAACATTATGTAAACATTCCTGATGATCAAGTAGACGTTGTTGAAGCAATGGCTGCTGAAGTTGAAGAGCTCAAGGCTAGAGTAAATGAACTCACAGAAACTAACATTGAGCTTTCAAAAGTAGTTAGCGAAAAGGAAATTAAGGATATCGCTGATGAACTTTCAGAAGGAATGACTGATACTCAGAAGGAAAAGTTTGCAAAGCTTGCAGAAGCAGTTAGCTTTTCTGATGTAGAAGAATTTCGCAAGAAGGCTTCCGTAATTAAAGAAACATACTTCCCAAAGAATGGTGAAGTCAAAGTTGCACAGGATCAACTTCTTAGCGAAAGCGTAGAGGAGCCAGAAAAGGCACCTGCTATTGATCCAATGATGCAAATGTATGTTTCTTCGATTTCAAAAACCGCTAAAAAGTAAGTGATTATAAATAAATTAAGTAAACTCTAAAAGGAGACAAAGATGACAAGTTTTAATGAAGAAATGGTATCTAAGTGGAAGCCAGTGCTTGAACACCCTGAACTTCCAGCTATTAAGGACTCACACAAGAGACACGTTATTGCACAACTTCTTGAGAACACTGAGAAGTCAATGCGTGAATCAGGTGGTATGTCACCACAAGCACTTCTCGAAGTTGCTACTAACTCAGTAGGAACTGGTGGTTATACTGGCGCAGCATCAGCAACTGGTGGTGTAGCTGGTTACGATCCAATTCTTATCTCATTGATTCGTCGTGCAATGCCTAACCTCGTTGCATACGACATCTGCGGCGTACAGCCAATGACTGGACCAACTGGTCTTATCTTCGCAATGCGCTCACAATATGCTAACTCAACTTCAAGAACAACTACAAACGGTGAAGCATTCTATGATGAAGCTCTAACTTCATTCTCAACTGTACGTTCAGGTGCTAACACAATTGGTAATGCACACACTGGAACAACTCCAGCACTTGGTGCAGATGCTTATAACTTTGCTGGTGGTGCAAACACAGCTACTGCTGAAGCTCTTGGCGTTGCTGCTGATTCATTCCCAGAAATGGCATTCACTATCGATAAGGTTTCTGTAACAGCTCGTTCACGTGCTCTAAAGGCAGAATACACTATCGAACTTGCACAAGATCTTAAGGCAGTTCATGGTCTTGATGCTGAAACAGAACTTGCGAACATCCTTCAGTCAGAAATTCTTGCTGAAATCAACCGTGAAGTTGTTCGCACAATCAACCTTTCAGCTCGTGCAGGTGCTCAAGATAGCAGCACAACAACTGCAGGTACATTCGACCTTGATACAGATTCAAACGGCCGTTGGTCAGTTGAAAAGTTCAAGGGCTTAATGTTCCACATGGAAAGAGAAGCTAACAAGATTGCCAAGGACACACGTCGTGGTAAGGGTAACATGGTTATCGTCTCAACAGACGTTGCCTCTGCTCTTGCAATGACAGGTCTACTTGACTACAACTCAGCACTATCAGGTCAAACAAACCTAGCAGTTGACGACACAGGCAATACCTTCGCAGGTACATTGTTCGGTCGCATCAAGGTTTATGTTGATCCATATTCTGTTTCTGGAACAGACTATGTCGTAGTAGGATACAAGGGAACCAACGCTTATGACGCTGGCTTGTTCTACTGCCCATACGTTCCATTGCAGATGGTCCGTGCTGTCGACCCACAAACCTACCAGCCAAAGGTTGGCTTCAAGACACGTTATGGTCTAGTAGCAAATCCATTCGCAACATCAGCTGGCACAGGTGCTCTAGCCAACAACACGAACTACTACTATCGTAAGTTCCAAGTGTTGAACATCAATCAATAATTGATGGGCTAATAAGTTATTGCCGACTTGACAAAAACAATAAGGCAAAGAACTGGGGGGAGTCGAAAGACTCCCCTTTTTTTATACCCTAAATAAATGTATCGGTTTCCGGAATCTTAAAGATGACAGCAAACTTAAGAACACCAACAAATACAGACTTACTCCAAAGTACAAAATTTAGAGTAACATTTGATCGTTTGCCTGGAGCAACTTATTATTGCCAAGCAGCAAATGTTCCTGGAGTTTCATTGACGGAAATTCCAAGAGTAACACCATTTATTGATTTGTATGTTCCTGGCGAAAAGATGATATATGATACTTTCAATATCACTTTCCTAGTTGATGAAGATATGCGTAACTGGACAGAGATCCATGATTGGATTCGCGGAATGACCTTCCCAACAGATTTCAAAGAGTATGTCGATCTAGAACGACAAGCAAGAGCACCATATATTCGTGGACGCGAGAAGAATAAACCACAATACAGCAGCGCAGTTATGACGCTTTACACGAATAAAAATAATCCAAATTTTCGTGTTAAGTTTGTTGACTTGTTCCCAACATCAGTGGGAACTATATTGTTTAATGCGCAAGATACAGCAGAGAATATTGCGATTGCGGATGCTACGTTTAGATTTTCTTACTATGAATATGACAGATTATAGTATATAACTTGAGATAACCATTCATCCTCGACATAGTCTATTATATCCATGTATAGTCAAGTTGTCAAACTATTGTTCTGACTTGCCTTTTACAACAATCTATAGTAAGATTATACATCTATTTCCTTACATTATTTGTTTATGACAATTCAAACACCGCCTCTTGAAGAATTATTGGCTCAATGGGAAAAGGATTCAGAAGTTGATGCTACTGAACCAGGCAAAGAAATTCTTCGTATCCCAATACTCCATAACAAGTATAACAAATTCTTATCGCTACACAATCTTGCTGCTAAACGTGCATCGATTGAGTTTGATAAGATGAAAAAACTCAAGTGGATGTATTACAGTGGCAAGTTAGATCAAGAAGAATTAGATAAACTTGGTTGGGAACCATTTCGGTTCACTCTTAAATCAGATATGCAAGTTTATCTTGATGGTGATGATGATTTAAATAAACTCAAGCGCAAAAAATCGTATCATGAGGAAGCAGCAAGTTTTTGCACCAACGTCATGAAAGAATTGAACAATCGCACTTGGCAGTTAAAAGAATATATGGGTTGGGAGAAGTTTATTCAAGGTGCTCGTTGATGTGTGATGTTAAAGTTGAGAAAGTAAATAATATCTATGCTCAGGTAAATGCTGATGATGGCATTTTGCAAGAGATGTCAGAATTTTTTACATTCTCAACTCCTGGCTATCAATTTTCACCAGCCTTCCGCAATAAATATTGGGACGGAAAGATTCGACTCTTAAATGTAAAGACCAAGCAAATTTATCTTGGTTTAATTCCGTATATTAAAAAATTCTGTAAAGATAGCGGTTATTCAGTTGAGGTTCTAGATGAAGACAAGGAAGTCCACCCGATTGACACGAAAAATCTTGCAACTGCTCTATCACTTCCAATGGAGCCGAGAGATTATCAGTTGCTCGCGTCTAGCGTCGGACTTACGAAAAAGAGAACTGTACTCATTTCACCAACCGCGAGTGGAAAATCACTAATCATCTATATGATGATTCGCCACTTGTTGAATAGTGGTAAGAAACGAGGCTTGTTAATTGTTCCTACGATCAACCTCGTCACTCAGATG